ACCCTTCTACAGCAAGACCCAGTGTAATGGTAGATGGCGCAATAGATTTTGGTGTAGGCAGATTCACAGCCGCATTAGTAAGAGGCGACCAGCACTTGAACGTTTGGCAATTACAAGCAAATAAATAAATGTATATATGAAGTTATTAGTAGCAGGTGACAGTTTTGCACAATTTCCTAATGGTGAATGGTATAAAAGTTTTGCTGAATCACATATAACAGATAAGCATTGGTGTCAACTAATCGATAAAAATGCTGTTTCGATTGGTTATGGAGCAGGAGATATGTACACAACTTCTTTTGTCACAATACAACGTATTCTGCAAGACACTAGTTTTACTCATTGCATATTTTTTATTACATCTGTTGATCGAGATATTATACAAACAAATAGTAGAAGGCATACAGATATTGCAGTAAGCACTACTCATAACAATTTTATAGATAATTATGAAAACAATTTTGCGGATTCAGGCGTAGCAAAAACAGATACAGAATATAGTGATTATAAATTTGTAAACTTTGAAAATATTTTTAAAAATGAAGAAAATGATATTGTAAAAGGATACTTTCATACAAGTGCTGAATTTAAAAATTTACATACTAAATTAAGTTGTTTGTCTTTAATTAAAACTTTTTGCGATAGAAATAATATTAAATTATTATTTGTTGCACCATTTGACGATGCAAATATACAAGAGCAATATAATTTTTTTACAAATACTCCTATGTTTGATTTTAGACATGCTGATATAAATTGGTTTGAATTTTTTGAATCAAAAGAATGTAACAATTATATTTCTCACTTAACGAATGATATGCACTTAACAGTTGCAAATCATTTCCACAAAATCTATCCTAATTGGCTCGATAAATAGAAGTATGACTAAAAAATTAGAAGAAGAGTTTAATTTACCTCCTATAGAAGAAGTTACTAAAACTGAAGAAGAAGTTATACCCACGGTTGAAGAAACTACAGAAGTCATACAAGAAACACAAGGTGCTCTTAGTGTTAGTGAAAAGATCAATGCGGCATTCAAAGAAATTAAAGGTTTAGAAGATCATGAAACTGAAATGTCAGACATTGGCAAAAAAGCATTAGAAAGTTATGAAACATTAATGCAATTAGGAATGAATGTAAGTGATATGGCGGCTGGTAAAGTATTTGCAGAAGCAAGTAATATGTTAAAAATTGCACTTGAGGCCAGTGATGCTAAAACAAAAGCAAAACTACAACAAATAGATTTAATGCTAAAAAAAGCCAGAATTGATAAATTTGATAATAAAGGTGCAGAAACAGAATCAGTACAAGCAACAGTATTTGATAGAAACGATCTTTTAAAAATTATAAAAGGTAATTAGACCCAAGTAACTAGTTTAAATCTTTCTTTGGGTAAGTTTAATTGTTCTGTAGTCCATTTACTTTGTCCAACAAAATCTAAGTCTTTCCAACTTTCTTTATTTTCTAATTTGTAGTTAGCAAATTCTTGCCAATCCATACTAAAAATTAATTTTTCAATTTCCTCTTTTTTGACTAATACTTCATCTAAGTCGTTGCTATCCCATTCATAATGAAACAATTCCATAGTGTTGTATCTATTGCTATCAACATAATCTAAACTGATATCTATGCCCCACTTAGATTTAAGTTGAGTCATTTTGTGTATAAGATGATTGCCTTCTGCCCAATGCCCTAACTGTTCTAGAGCATATCCGTGATAACCTTTGCGTTCAAATAAGTAAGAATGATTGATGTGTGGTCCTGTTTTATTAGTCTCACTGAGTATCCAAGGTTTAGCAATAGCACGTCTATAACGTATGTACTCTGCTTCTCCTATATTTGCTTTGGCGTATTCTTGCTCTAGTGGACATAAGTCATACCCTGATTGATCAAACAAGTGTAACATATCTGCATTAGGGCAATGCATTTGTTCTATTGCAGTACCCCAGGTAACTCTATTTGAAAATTCTTCTTGTGATAGTTTAAACATAGTATTATTTATTTGATTTAAATTTTAGTTAGATGATAAATAAGTACTATAATTGGAGTTAAGTAAATGGAACTAAAAACTTATATAGCAGAAGCATTCAAAAAAGAGTATGGCTTTAGAGTAAAAATAGCCGCAGATTGTGGTTCTGACCATATGGACATATTAGAAAAATGTCTAGCAAAATATAATGTAACAAGTATTGCACCGTTCAATAGAACACCAATACAAGAAAATCCACAGGAATTTCAGAGAGCCAAAGGTGCTACATTTACAAGTGAAGTATGCAGTACAGATATATCATTGAAATATCCAGTTAACGAAAGAATTTTAGAAGTATGGTTAGCAGTAAATTTAGGTTTAGATCATGAAAGAGTATTATGCTACAATGTGAAAGAACCTAGAAAACTTGAATCAGACTTATCTGCAGAAAGATTAGTAAATGATGTAGATAGAACTGTAACTGGTGAAGATGCAGAACTGGCCAAAGAAGAAATGGCACATTACGAAAACGAAAATGCAGAAATAGATTTAAAAGATGCGTTCTTTGGCGAAGAGTATAATAAAAAATTCCTAGAAGAATTAGCAAAAATTAAAGCAGAAAAAGGTGCTGACTATTTTAGCAACTACCCAACTAAAGACGAATTAATGGGCGATAACTTAAAACCAACTTACGATGATCTCACAGGAAGACCTAATATGGGTAAAGGTGCTGAATCAACTAAGCAAGTTACTAACATTTTTCAAAGCGGCGGTAATTTATAATGAAAAAAGATATATTTGAAAGATACACCAACATGGTGCCAGATGACCTCGGGCGTGATCCAGAGTTTGTAAAACGCATTAATCAGCCTCAAGGAACAGCATCAGGATTTAATATGGGCAAAAAGGATGTCGGTGGACGTCATTCAGGTCAGATAGTTGCTAAAGGTTTAGATAACATTTCTCAAGGTAAGCAAGTTTCAGGTGAAGTACTAAAATCATTAGAACCGTATGCAAATATACTTAATGACATATTTTCTAATACAAAATATAGACAACGATTCTTACAATTAGTAAGACAAATGCATCAAGAGATGAAACCACAAGCAGAATCAGTTAACGAAGCAATGAGCGATGCTTATGGTGTTGTAAATGCAGAACCTGAAGTTGAAAGTTCAGTAGAATTCAAACAACATAAAAACACTGACAAAGGTTCAGTAAGTATAGAAGCAAGTGGTGAAGACATGCAAGAACTTGCAAGAGTTTTAAAACTTGCAGGACTTACACTACCAAAAGGTATGAATCCGGAAGAACCAGAAGCAGAAGAAGTATGTGATGATTGTGGCAAGCCTGGATCAGAATGTGACTGTCCAGGACATGATCATGGTGATGAAGAATGCGATACATGTGCTGATGACAAACCTGAAGTTAAGGTATTAACACCTAATGCACAACCAATATCAGATTTAGATGCCGCATATACTACTGACAAAGAAACATTAGTTAATGTACTCAAAGACAAACTTAAAAAGTCTCTTTCTTAAACTAAATCTTTATAAATAACTATTATGGCAAGAGGAACTGCGGATACCAGTCTGGTCAAACAAGGCTATAGTAGAATTGCCTATACACCAGAAACATTAGAAGATTTTAAAAAGTGTGCTGATCTAGAATCAGGACCATTGCACTTTATGACAAATCATGTCAAAATTCAACATCCTACAAAGGGAGGCATGGATTTTGATCCATTTAGTTATCAATTAGATCTAATAGAAAACTACAATAATTACAGATACAGTATCAACATGCTGGGTAGACAGATGGGTAAAACCACTGTAGCGGCAGGATACTTGCTGTGGTATGCTATGTTTAGACCCGACAGTACAATATTAGTTGCGGCTCACAAACAAGCAGGTGCTCAGGAAATTATGCAACGTATTAGGTATGCTTACGAAAGTGTACCAGATTACATTAGAGCAGGTGTAACAGAATATAATAAAGGTAGTATAAGTTTTGATAACGGTAGTAGAATTGTAGCAAGTACAACAACCGAAAACACTGGTAGGGGTATGTCGCTTACATTAGTATACTTAGACGAGTTTGCTTTTGTGCCTCCTAGAATAGCCAGCGAGTTTTGGACATCACTATCACCCACACTAGCAACAGGTGGTAAGTGTATTATTACAAGCACACCAAATAGTGATGAAGATACCTTTGCTATGATTTGGAATCAGGCAAACAAGTTGTTTGATGAGTTTGGAAATGAACAGGACGTAGGTGTAAACGGATTCAAGCCATTACTTGCAAAATGGGAAGAACACCCAGACAGAGATTCAATTTGGGCAACAGAAGAACGTGGTAGAATTGGAGAAGAACGTTTTAGACGTGAACACGAATGCGAATTTATTATATATGACGAAACACTTATAGATCCACTTGTATTAATAGAATTAAAAGGTGTCGACCCTCAAATTAAAATGGGGCAAGTTCGTTGGTACAGTCAACCTAATCAAGATAGCATTTACATAGTAACTTTAGATCCAAGTACAGGAACAGGCGGAGATAATGCCGCTATACAAGTATTAGAATTACCTAGCATGAAACAGGTTGCAGAATGGAATCATAACAAAACGCCTATAGAAGGCCAAGTAAAAGTTATGATGGAAATTATGTATTACATAAAAGAAACATGTAAATCTTCTATATACTGGACTGTAGAAAATAATGCCATAGGTGAAGCGGCCTTAGTAGTTATAAGAGATACTGGAGAAGATCAGTTCCCAGGAGACTTTTTACACGAACCAAAAAAGATACAAGGTAAGAAAGGACGTAAAGGATTTCACACTACACACAAAAATAAAATGGAAGCCTGTTTGCAATTAAAAAGATTAGTAGAAAGCAATAAAATTTTTATTAAAAGTAAAGCACTAGTAAGTGAACTAAAGAATTTTGTTGCAACACATAATACATTTAGATCTAAGCCAGGACAAACAGATGATTTAGTAATGGCATTAGTTGTTGCAATTAGAATGATAGAATATGTAAGTACTTTTGAAGATGATGTTTATAATGCTGTAAATAGTAGTTTAACATACAATCCACAAGACGATGATGACGATCCTGCTAACAGTCCGCTACCAATTGGTATCTTATGATAAATAGTAGTAAGGAGAAATCATAATGCCAATTAGTTATAGTACAGTAGCAGAAAAAATTTATAATTCTTTAAAAGGTTTTGGGTACTCAGTACAATCTTTTAATGAAGATGGTGAATTAGTAATAGATCCTAGTCAAGGTTCTAGATTTGCTGTTGATTCGCCTAACATCATAGTTAGAGTTAATAAAGATAAAGACGAAGTATATATGGCTACTAGTGAAGATATTAATGCAGATGAGATAAGAATACGTCTTAAAGAACTAGCACAAGATTACTTACTAGATTTTGATTATAAGGTATTTGATAAAAAATTAAAACCAAAAGGTGAGCAAATCGATATTAAGAGGAATGCGGAGAGAGACATGGCAGAAGTAATGGAAGCCAACTACGGAAAAATGACAGGTAGCACCAAATCTAGTTACCAAGCATTAGAAAACATCAAACTAATAGTACGACATAAAAAAGCAGTAAACGAAGAAGTACGCGGTGCTAGAAGTAGAAATATACATAGTATACTAATACAACGTGGTGAAGAAAAGTTTAAAATGGCAGAAAATAACTTACAAGCCGCAAGAGCAATGGCAAGACATTTATATAATGGCGGTGAAGTTTACGATCAACAAGGCACAACAATTTCTAAAATGGCAGAAGATTATCGTCAATTAAGAGAATTTGTACGTTATGTAAAAAACTCTAAATTAGTTAACGAAAGCAATCAAGAATATGTAGATCTTGCTATTGAAAATATAAATGATATTAGAACTACATTTAAAAAATTGAGTGGTGTAAAAACTTATGCAAGTACCATTGAAAGTATATCAGATTATAATAATGTAGAAATTTTAGAAGATGATATAGATTTAGAAAGTAAATTTACTGAAACACATTTCGATAATAAAGTTTCAGATGTAATGGACAATTTAAAAACATTAGTAAACAAAAAGAAAAGTTTTGAAAGTAAAATTGTGTCAGCAATAGAATCTGAATCATTTGCAACATTAAAAGATAAATTACAAGAGTCTGATTTAGTTGACTTTGCTTCACCACATGCAAGGCTTGGACATCAAGTAAGTCAATTAGGTTATTCTGCAAGTGATCCTGTATTGTCTAACTATTTACAAAGCATTAGTAGTAAACTTTCATCAGGCGGTAACTTAAATCAATTTGAATATGGCACTATTAAAAGTTGTTTATTAAGTGCTAATTCTAACAGTAAAAATGCATCACCTGTAGATGTTGCAGAAACATACGAAGCATTTTTGAACCAGTTTACAGACTAAAAACACACTAACCAGATAAATAAATTTGTTAATAGAAAATCTATTAATAGTTGTAAAAAGGTGTTGACTTTTTTACATCTTGGCTTTATAATAAAAAACAAGTGATACCCTAAACACAGAAGGTATTACGAACATGGCAAATATAGGAGAAATATCATGGCCTCATTAGCAGAAATAAGAGCAAAGTTACAATCAATGGAAAACAATTCCAAAGGTAACAACACCGGCTCAAGCGATAACGCAATATACCCATTTTGGAACATAGACGAAGGAAGTAGTACAGTACTACGATTCCTACCTGACAATGATCCAAACAACACGTTCTTTTGGGTTGAACGACAAATGATCAGACTTACATTCCCAGGAGTAGTAGGCGGCGATCAAAAACCAACAACTGTACAAGTTCCTTGTATGGAAATGTTTGGTGAAACATGTCCAGTATTAACTGAGGTAAGACCTTGGTTTAAAGATCCTTCACTAGAAGATATGGGCAGAAAGTATTGGAAGAAAAGAAGTTATATTTTCCAAGGCTTTGTAAATGAAAATCCACTTAACGAGGAATCACCAGAGAATCCAATTAGACGATTTGTTATTGGACCTCAAATCTTTAACATTATTAAATCAGCATTGATGGACCCAGAAATGGAAAACCTTCCAACTGATTATGTTGCAGGTACAGATTTCCGTTTATCAAAAACAACCAAAGGTCAATACGCAGACTATTCTACAAGTAAGTGGGCAAGAAAAGAAAGTGCTCTTACTGAAGAAAACTTAGCGGCAATTGATACACATGGTTTATTTGATCTCAATGACTTCCTTCCTGCTAAACCAACAGCAGAAGGCGTACAAGCAATAGCAGAAATGTTCCAAGCATCAGTAGATGGGGAGTTATATGACCCTGCAAAATGGGGTAACTTTTTCAAACCCTATGGACTCGATGTTGGTACAAAAACACAGGCAACAGTTGCACCAGCACAAACTACTCCAGCAGTATCACAACCTGCAACAGAGAGTGTGGCTCCTGTAACAGCACCTGCACCAGCAGTAGCAGAAACAACTGCACCAGCAGTAGAAACTCCTGCTCCAGCACCAGCGGCTGAGCCAGTTGCAAGTACTCCAGCAGAAGATACTGGTAAGAAATCAGCAGATGATATTCTTAACATGATCAGAAACAGACAGTCGTAAGGAGAAATCATGCAAAAACCATTTGACTTAACAAAGTTTAGAACTGGATTGACTAAAAGCATATCTGGTATTAGTGCTGGTTTCCATGACCCAAAGGATTGGATCAGTACTGGTAACAAAACATTAGACTACTTAATAAGTGGAGACTTCAATGGAGGTATACCACTAGGTAAAGTTAGTGTGTTTGCAGGTGAATCAGGTTCTGGTAAATCGTTTATATGTTCTGGAAACATTGTTAAAAATGCACAAGATCAAGGATGCCAAGTAGTATTATTTGACTCTGAAAACGCATTAGATGAACAATGGTTGCAGGCATTAGATGTTGATACATCACCGGAAAAACTATTAAAAATTAGTGTTTCAATGATTGACGATGTTGCTAAAGCAATAAGTGAATTTATGAAAGACTATAAAAATAATTACGGTGATATGGAATATGAAGATATGCCAAAACTATTATTTGTTATAGATAGTTTAGGAATGTTATTAACCCCTACTGATGTAACACAATTTGAAAAAGGTGACATGAAAGGTGACATGGGTAGAAAACCAAAGGCATTGGCGTCTTTAGTTAGAAACACAGTTAACCAAATTGCACCTTTTCCAATTGGAATTGTTGCAACTAACCATACATATGCATCACAAGATATGTTTGACCCAGATGACAAGATCTCAGGTGGTCAAGGCTTTATCTATGCAAGTAGTATTGTAGTTGCAATTAAAAAACTAAAACTAAAAGAAGATGCAGACGGAAACAAAGTATCTTCTGTGCAAGGCATCAGAGCCGCCTGTAAAGTTATGAAGTCTAGATATAGTAAACCTTTTGAAGGTGTACAGATTAAGATTCCATATGAAACAGGAATGGACCCTTATAGCGGAATGGTAGAAATGCTAGAAGCAAAAGAAATACTTACTAAAGTAGGTAACAAACTTTCTTATGTTTCTCCTGTTACAGGTGAAGAGATCAAAGAGTTCAGAAAAGGTTGGACAGATGATAAACTTCAAGTAATTCTAGATGAATGGGGTCAAAATCCACTAGCACAAGGTGACATAGTAGAAGATTTAGACCCAGAGGTATTAGAACCAGAAATGGAGGATTATACAGATGAGTCCTGAAGTAGCACTACTATTAGACGCATGGGATACGGTTAAATCGTTTATCCCTGCAAAAGAACGACTACATGTAGCAGAAGAATTACTTAGGTCTTTTGAAGATCATGTAGATATTTCAGATGCAGAAGATAATGCTAACGAATTTGATTCTGTTATGAAAGCCGCATTAATCAGTCACTTTGACATCGGATTAAACGATGATGATGACGAAGAAGATTGGGATTAATTAAATGGCTACCCATTACAATAAAATTGTTCAAGACTTAGGTAATATAGTTCCGGCGATCGAGTATTACGAAAAAGAACTTGATGATGCTAGATGGGAAGTCAAAATTAAAGGGAGTTTAGAAAAGGCCTCTTCTTCACTACCCGGATTGACCGAGTATCGCTTTAATCAACTACAAGAGATTGAAGCGATACTTGAGCATTTAAATATTGAACTTAGGCGAGAACGTAGTAAAGTATTTAGAAAATATTTAGAAAGTTACAATAGAACACTTAGTAGTAGAGATGCAGATAAATTTGTAGACGGTGAAGATAGTGTTATTGATCTAACTCACCTTGTAAACCAATTTAGCCTTTTACGAAATAAATATCTAGGCATAATGAAAGGATTGGATACTAAACAATGGCAGATAGGACACATAACGAGATTGAGAACAGCGGGAATGGAAGACATAGTGATCGACTAGATTCTCCTAAACGTCATTTTGTAAATTATGATATTATAAATTGTCAAGAGCGAGTATGGGACAATTTTGAAGATTTTACAAAAACTTTTCGTAAAGACATAGATCAAAAATTAAGCGAGTTAGAGTCTCCTGAATATCTTTTTATAAAATTTTTATATTCTTGTGAAGCATCTAAATTTCTAATTAACGGCGAATGGTTTCCTAGAGCAATACACAATTTTTCAAACGACACAGGCATACCATTAGAAAATATTACATTCACTTCAGGTAATTTAAAATTCAAAGAATCATATGATAGATGGCATTCACTTTATGTGCCTAATGACAAAAAGTTTAATTGTGAATACTATAATTTTGGTATTTGGTTATATTCAAAAGGCCATGTTCATCATGATAAACTTGTTTATAGTTCTGACCCAATAGATATCAAACGAAGTTTTAGATTTAATTGCTTAAATGCAAATATGTTAAAACATAGACAAGTGTTTATGTTAAAACTTTTTGAAAGTGGTATTTTAACCCAAACATTTTTAAATAACAATATTACAAGTTTTCATTATTGGCATGATGTAGATAATATGTTTCCATTACCAGAAAAGTTATTAGAAATGTTGCCTATACAGTATGATTTAAAAGGAGATTGGCAACAAGTGTTCGATCAAATTTTTCATATAGAAACTGATATGAATGGCACTGATTTTAATAAAACTGGTGATTATAGATACATATATGATAGGTCATATATAACTATTACCACTGAAAGTGGTGAATGCCATGGGAATCTTGATGTTTGTAATGATGAAAAACTAGATAACTATTTTAGGCCTTTTCATAGAGAAACATTTTTAACTGAAAAAAGTACACGACCAATGTTAAATTTACATCCTCAAATAATTTATTCTGGTGCAGGTACATTAGAATATTATAAAGAAAAAGGGTTTAAAACATTTAGTAATTATTGGAACGAAGACTACGATAATGAAGAAAACGGTGAACGTAAATTACAAATGATAATTGATCTCATCAATGAATTAAACAACAAACATATAGATGAGATACACGAAATGTATTGGGACATGATGCCTATATTAAAACATAACCAAAAACATTTAATTAATATGGATTTAAAGTATCAATGAAATTAGATTTACATGGCGTAAGGCACCACGAAGTTGATTTAAAGGTAGAAAATTTTATACTAATGAATCAATCTCAAATACCCTTAACAATTATTTGTGGTAACAGCCAACGTATGATAGATTTAGTATTTGATGTTATAAGTAGAATAGGTTGTGAAACAGTTGTAATGGATAGTTATGGCATCATAGTTATTAGAAATGTTTAGAATTATAGGAAACATATATCATCAATTAACACTTCGATTTTATCTATATCGAGCAAAACGTATCTGCAGGAAAGCAGATTCTCTTTTAATAAAGCATATTAAAAACTCTTGACAATTACAGTATTTTTGCTATAATAATACTATGTTAATTAATACAGTCTTTTTAATAGGTTTCATACTTCTAGCAGGTGTGATTATCGAAGGTGCCTGGAAGAACTTTAATATCGATCTTTCTGGTACTCCTATTTGGTTTCAACTTATTATGCCCTTTGTAGCGGTCGGATTGTATTTTTGGATTATATATTTAATCTTTTCTGGTATTGGTAATTTTTTATATAATTTTACTTATGGTTGACAATATCAAAAACGATAGTATAATATAACTATATTTTAAATTAATGCTGTGGGAGGCAATCAATATGAAATCATTTGTTAAAATTAAAAAAGGTACTTACCGTAATGCACCTATTAAAGATGCGGTTTTTCCAGTAGTTAAGCCACTTTCATTTGGTAAGAAAGGACCGTTTGTAACGGTTGATGGTTCTGCTTTAATGGGCAGTACTGCTAAAAAAATTAGAGTGTTAGTAGCATCACCATTAGATGTAACACCTAGTTCACAGGAAGAATACAAATCCTTGATGCCAGTTAAGGAAACTACTAAGAAAAAAGAAACTCCAGAACAGGCTATGGATAGAATCAAAGGTCGTTTTGAAGTATTAGATAAGATGACCGATGCAGTTGCTAATGGTAATGTAAGAGGACTTATTGTTAGTGGTCCTCCAGGAGTTGGTAAAAGTTTTGGTGTAGAAACTATACTTGATGAGTATGAAGCAATGGCTAAATTATCAGGTCAGTCTAGAACTGAAATGGTAAAAGGTGCAATGACACCGATTGGGTTATTTCAAACATTATTTAATAATTCGAATGCAGGAGACATTCTTGTATTTGATGACTGCGATAGTATTTTATTTGATGAAGTTTGTTTAAACATGCTTAAGGCTGTTTTAGATTCTGGTAAAAAGAGAACTATTACTTGGAAAGCAGAGTCTAACGTTTTAAGAAGAGAAGGTATACCTGAAAGATTTGATTTTAAGGGTGGTTGTATTTTTATTACTAATGTCAACTTTGAAAATGTTAGAAGTAAAAAGATCAAAGATCACTTAGACGCACTTATGTCAAGGTGCCATTATTTAGATTTAGGTATGGACTCTACAAGTGATAAGTTCTTAAGAATTAACCAAATCGTTAGAGATGGTATGCTTAAAGAATACGGATTCAGCAAAGAGTTCGAAAAAGAAATCATAGACTTTATGGTTTTGAAAAGTGCTAGACTTAGAGAGATAAGTTTAAGAATGGTACTAAAAATTGCTGACTTGGCTAAGATGGATTTCGATAATTGGAAATCAATTGCTGAGTCAACATGTATGAGACGTTCATAGTTTCATACTCCCCCTAGTGTTCAAAACCCTCCCACTTTGAGCACTTTGAAACCCTCAAATTTATTTGGGGGTTTCTTTTTATAAAACTCTTGACAATACTTAAAAGTCATGTATAATTAGTACTTAATGAACTATATCTTTTTTTGGAGAAATATGAATAAATTAGATAAGAACTTTCATATCAATATGTCTCCTTTATATTTAACATTTGTTTTCATGATTTTTATGTTATGGGCAAGTGAAGTAAAAGGCGATGAGATAGAAGAAATTATTGTAACTGCTCAACAAGAGGAAACTGTGGTAGCAAATCCTGTTACATCAAGTAGCCTTATTAGTGCAATACAAGAAGACTTTACATACTCACAAGGTGGATATGGTGGTTTTGTAGGCTACAATGAGCGAGGTGCTCAAACAATACATACATCAGTTTATGTAAATGGTATACCAGCAAATGGCACAGGCAGTGGTTGGTATGATTTTGGACACGATTTTGCAAGTGGACAAACTGTAAAGGTTATTTCAGGTGCAAACGGAGTGTTATATGGCTCAGGTAGTATTGCTGGTGCAATACTTATTACTGATACAATTGATAGCGGTTTAACAGTACGGCTCGAAGACGATATAAAATTTGCCAGAGTTGCACCTACTGATTCAATTGAATTTAGTATGATAAACGATGGCATGGATAGTGTTCGCAACGACAATGATGAAGAAGACAGTTACAAAAATAAAACTGCAAGGTTTGATGTTGATGCTGGAGACTTTAATCTAGTAGGCAAATATACAGATTACGAATATGATTATGACAACTGTTATACTTCAAGTTTCTCTCAAAGCAATGACTGTTTACAAGACGGCGAACGTTACAATGTTGCTATTAGAAACAACATACTAACATTAGGTAGAGCATACGAAAAATCAGAATACTTTACTGAAGGTGATTCAACATACGTGAATGAAAACTATAGAGACTTTCTTAGAGTTGGTAAGCAAATGATTCTAAGTAACAAACTAAATGTTACATACGGTCTAGATGCAGAACAGCAACACTATAAAACATCATCTCCTTATAGTTCAAACATATATGAAGATGAGAACTTTGCTGTATTCATGTCTGCTAATGCTGACTTTGTAATGAGTTACAACTTTGGATTTAGACTAGGTAACGATGATCAAAATGCTCTTAGACTTGGTATTGAAAATGGACCATGGTATTTTAACATTGGTGACAGTTTTAGAAAACCTAACTTGTATGAAAAGTTTGGTGATGCCTATGTCGATGGCGACGAAGATCTAAAGCCTGAAGAAGGTATTGGATATGAATTAGGCTTTGGCGTTATGAGTTTATTTAGATATGAGTTCGATGAAACAATTGAGTATGTAGCAGGATATTCTACTACTGTAGTTGTAGAACCAGAAGTAAGTGTAACAGATCCTGACACAGGTGAAGTTACTGTAACACCTGCTGTAACAGAAGATGTGTACACAAATGCCACGTACGCAAATGGTGGTGATTACATCACACAAGGTTTTAGATTTGCTAATAACTTTGGACCAGTGTATTTAAGTTTAAAGTATACAGATACTGAACAACCTAGAGTACCAAAAATATCAGGTGCTGTACAATACAGTAAAGATGTTTATGGTGTAAATCTTAGAATTAAGTATGCAGTACAACTAGATAGAGAACCTAGTCAATATGATGTACTACCAGAAGGACAAACAAAGTTAGATGATCTTAAGAAGTTAAATTTTTATGCTACTAAAGATTTCAATAACGGATTTGTTTTATCGTTTAAGGTAGAAAATATCACAGACGAAGATGTTGAAGTAGTTCCTTTCTATGGAGTTGAAGGTACTGAATATTATTTGACATTAGGCTATAAGTGGTAGTATAATAAATTATGGGTAAATGTGTTTTAGAAATTAGAGACGAAGTAAATGTTCGTTTCACAGGACTTGATGTTAAAACAAGGCGTAAAATTTCAGATGAAGTAAAATACTTTTTACCTTATGCCTATCATATGCCTGCTTATAAATTGGGCAGATGGGACGGCTGTATTAGATATTGTGATATAGGCGGTAGAACATATTTTCATTTATTAGAAAGATTACTGCCTATTGTTACTGGTGACGGATACGAAATAGAAGTAGTTGACAACAGAACAAAATGGGATTTCAGTTTTACTTCTGTAAAACAAGATAGTTATAGTCACGTAACTTGGCCTAAAGGTCATACTGTAGCAGGAACACCAATTCAGTTAAGAGATTATCAAGTAGATATTGTAAATAAATTTTTAGAAAATCCACAATGTTTACAAGAAATTGCCACAGGTGCAGGTAAAACTCTTGTTACAGCAGTACTTAGTGAAAAATGTGAGGAGTACGGCAGAACAGTAGTTATTGTACCTAACAAAGATCTTGTTGTGCAAACAGAAAAAGATTACAAAAACTTAGGACTTGACGTAGGTGTCCTTTATGGCGACAGGAAAGAGTATGACAAAACACATACAATTTGTACATGGCAAAGTTTAGCAGTATTAGAAAAGAAAACTAAGTCATATGAAGCAGAAGTAGACATTGATGTATTCTTAGATAACGTTGTTTGTGTAATGGTCGACGAAGTTCATAAGGCAAAAGCAGATGTATTACAAAAACTTCTTAGCGGAGTGTTTGCCAATGTCCCTATTAGATGGGGACTAACTGGCACTATACCAAAAGACGAACATGAAGCAATTGGTTGTTTGGTGAGTTTAGGCCCAGTTGAAGGTAAGATGAGCAGTAAAGAATTACAGGATATGGGTGTACTAGCAGATTTAGATATTACTATTCTACAACTACAAGATGGAATGATGGGATTCAGCACATACGCACAAGAACTTAAATGGTTAGTTACAGACCCAAAAAGAATAGATCAGTTAAGTAACATTATCTCAGGCTATGCTAATAACGGTAATACACTAGTTCTTATAGATAGAATTGCTACAGGAGAAATGTTAGCAGAAAGAAATAAAGATTGGGTTTTTGTAAGTGGGTCTATGAAGACTCAAGATAGACAAGATGAATATGCAGAAATCAGCGAAATGGATAATAAAGTCATTGTTGCTACATACGGTGTAGCGGCAGTAGGTATCAACATACCAAGAATATTTAATCTTATAATGTTGGAACCAGGTAAGAGTTTTGTGAGAGTAATACAAAGCATTGGAAGAGGTATTAGAAAAGCACAGGATAAAGATTATGTCAATGTGGTTGACATAACGAGTAATTTAAAGTATAGTAAGAGACACTTGACTAAAAGGAAAGCCTTTTACCGAGAGCAGAATTTTAGACATACAGTAACTAAAGTGGAGTATAAATGAAAATATTAACAATAGAAAATGATACATACGATATAGATTGTGTACCAGATGAGATAGATGACATACGATATTGTGTTCTTGATGGCGGCGATCCAGAGTGGGTAGACTTTTTCTTCTTACCATTAATATTTTTAGAAAGTTTCTATGCACCTGCAATTTGTTTGCAGATAGGAGAATATAAAATTCAAATGCCTATGGATTGGAGTGTATTGTTATGTGACGAAGAATTAGATGGTATAGAGGTAATTCCTTTAGCAAGTTTAAATAATCGAGGTTTTAGGGTTTTAGCAATGAATCCATTTACATCAAAAATACCTGGTAGTGAAGAAGTTAGTATTACAAACGTATATCAAGATGTAAAATGGTTTTTTCCAAAACTTAAAAATGGACATTTATTAGCAATACCTCTTGAAGATGGCCCTAACCCTAAATGTGCATACTTTGTAAAAGATGCAAATAAAGTTAAAGATTTTGAAATAGGCGATTTAATGTAATGTTTGAAATATTATTTTGGAGTTTAATTGTAATTACATGGGCGTCAGTAGGCTTACATGTAATAAAAGAGTTTGTGAGAAATCACATAGAATAGGAGAATAAAATGATAGAACCAAGTATTAACAAACCTAGTCTATTTAGAAGAACTGTAATGGGACTTGTAAATGGCTGGAGACGTGTAATGGATGTGAGATTTAATCCATTAAGAGTAATCAAAGACCCAAGTTTACAAACATACTTTATGCTAGTACTGTTTACTGTATGGAGTGTGTTCTTTGGCTTCTTAGCGGCAAACTATCTAGGGTTCTTTAACTACAATACAGTTATAAGTATCTTTATTCATGTTGCTGTATTGTTACCACTAGCATTCACCAATGCAATCTTTGTTGATGCAGAACGTGATGGGCATAAATGGTTAAAAGAATGGAAAGCAGAGCAGAATAGATATACTATTATAACAAACAGACTGAGAAAGAAAAACTTAGTTATGTGGGATCCAAACAAGGAGGCATGATGAGAAGTATATGGGATTTTATTGTGAAACACGAGTTTTGGTTTACCATACTACCAGTGATTGGTTTATATATTGGTGAATACCTAACTCGCACAGATTGGATGGGTGGTCTCGGATTTTTGTTATTTTTAATTGCAATAACACGATTAGCATCACATCCAATGTGGAAAAAGGATAAGGAGGCGTAATGGCAATATCAGATGAAATGAGAGAACAACTTGAAATGGTTGTTCAGTATGGTGACCAAATAAAAGCAATGTTCAAAGAACAAGATGACGTTGACTATGAGATTGGTGACTACGATGAACCTATCACACAACTGTTAGGTCATATGAATGAAGTAATGGAAACAATTGACGGAGGTTGGTAAAAATGTCAAAAAGAAAATTTAGAATAGAAGGCGGAAGATACGGAGGAGAACTTGTTTTAGGAGAAGTTAATCCAATATTTGCAAGTTATTATGCAGAACTAGATGATACTAGTGAACTTATAGATGCAGTATTAGAATCAGAAGATTGGGAAGAAGGAGATGATAATTCAGATGCATTATTAGATCCTGAAGGTCCACCTCATCCTGCACTACCAGGTGAAGATTTTTATATGTGGGAAAACGATGAATTTGAACACATTAATAGTGCCTACGCAGATGGAGGCTTTACAGTATATGAAGTTCCGGCAGATGGTTCCGATGATTGGGACTACGAAAATGAAGTATATGAAGGAGAAGCAATTCATGTTTATGGCAGAGAAGGCGGCCTCTTTAATACCGATGAAGAACCGGAAGTAATCAATGAAGAAGATGAAGACGGCAACAAATATGTGCCTGTTTTAATGTTCCACAGTTGTGAGAAAGGTTCTTTTGGTGCTTGGTTTGTAGAAACAGATGGCGAAGATTTTGATGAGTTTAAATTAGGTATGGGTGTAGTAGAAACAAATTTAGGTGAATTTGTTGATGCTGTATTTTACAATAAAGTAGAATTAGACTGTGATTACGATTACAATGACACTACCGGTAAAAGTTATGATGCACAAGTAGGTTGGTTAAATACTAAGTGGCATGACAGTCAAGATCTTATTCATGAAAACTTAGATGAATACCTTGCAGAGTTTGACGATAATGCAGAATGGGAAAGAGAAAATAGATGAAAAGAATTTTAATTTGTGGTTTACCTGGTTCAGGTAAATCTACTCTAGCAAAACGTCTTGTTGAAACATTAGGTAATGCAATGTGGCATAATGCTGATGATATCAGGGAACTTTTTAATGATTGGGATTTTTCGCCGCAAGGTAGAGAAAGACAAATGAAAAGAATGACCGATTATTGTTTGAAAACTGTAGGTAATGGTAATTATGCTGTTGCTGATTTTGTTTGCCCTACTAATGAATTAAGAAGAAAATTTAATCCTGAGTATGTAATATGGATGGATACTATTGAAGAAGGTAGATTTGAAGATACAAATAAAATTTTTGAAAAACCAGATGCAACTATTAATGTAGATGTTGTAATTAGAAAAGAAGATTGGTGGACTCAAGAAGCAGTAGAAAAAATAGCAAGGCTAATTGCTGTAGATATAAAAGACCCTAATTTTCATCCTAAGAAACCTACTACCCAAATGCTAGGGCGATTTCAACCATTTCATGAAGGTCATAAAAAGTTATTTGAAAGAGCATTAGCAAAACATGGCCAAGTGGCAATACTGGTCAGAGACATGCCTTTAAGTGATAGTAATCCCTGGACCCCTGAAGATATTTGTGAAAATATAGAACAAGAACTCTATGAACATGCAGGTAAATTTAGGTGCTATCCTGTGCCAAATATTATGAATATTACTTACGGCAGAGGCGTAGGTTATAAGATTGAAGAGGAAGTTCTCGATGAGGAAACACAACAAATTAGTGCAACTAAGATTCGAGAGCAGATGAGAAAGGATGGAGAACTATAACCATCCTGCTTATACAAGGTATCCACATTTGAAACCATTACCCACTGAAGCAGAATATACAGATTGGGTTAAATGGTTTGCTTGGAAACCTGTAACTTTGCTTTCTGGAAAGAAAGTATGGCTACAAAAAATATATAAAAGAGAAAGGACGGTACAATGGGTACCTCCTACTTTCCCTGAAGGATCGTTTGATCGTATTGAATATTCTACTTGGGAAGACATAATGGAAAACAAATTTAAATAAGGAAAACAAAATATGTATCAATTTACAAGTGAAAGTGTCAGTGAAGGGCATCCAGATAAAATAGCAGACTTGATATCCGATAAAGTAGCAACATACTTGCTGAATAATGAAATTAATAATAGGACAGCAATTGAAACGTTAGTTACAACCAATATGGTTACATTGGCAGGAGAATATAAAACTAATATAGAAGTTGATAATAACTACATAGACGAAATCGTTAGACAAACAGTTAAAGAAATAGGTTACGAACAAACAGGGTTTCATTGGAAGAATTTAAAAATCTATAATGAACTACATGGCCAAAGCGAAGACATTGCATTAGGTACAGACTCATTTGGGGCAGGCGATCAAGGAATAATGTTTGGATATGCATGTAATGAAAATGAACATTACATGCCATCACCACTAATATACTGTCATAAAATTTTAGAATCTTTAAGTGATAGTAGAAAAAATGATTCTGAATATAGCATTATTAGACCAGACAGCAAAGCACAGATAACATTTAACTATGCAAATACAGGCGAACCTATCGACATTGATAAAGTATTAGTTAGTACTCAACACAGCGAAGATAGTACACAGGATCAAGTAAAAGAACTAGTTCACAAAACAATTAGTAAAGTAGTACCAAATGAATTACTAAAAAATGCTGAGTACTTAATAAATCCAACTGGTAGATTTGTTATCGGTGGACCAGATGGAGATACTGGACTTACTGGAAGAAAAATTATTGTTGATACTTATGGAGGAGCCGCACCTCATGGTGGCGGAGCATTTAGTGGTAAAGATCCTTCTAAAGTTGATAGAAGTGCGGCTTATATGGCTAGATGGATAGCAAAAAATATTGTTAAACGATATAATTTTAAGAATGTATTAGTTCAAATAAGTTATGCTATAGGAGTTGTGCAACCAACATCATTAGTAATCTTTACTGATGGTAAGATAAATGAAAATATAATCCAACAGGTAAAAGATCAAGTAGATTTATCTCCGTTAGGTATTATACAAAGATTTGGATTAGGTTGTCCTACACCACTAGACATTAGTACTAACTATGGACATTTTGGTAAAGATCATTTACCATGGGAAAGAGATGATTTATAATTTAAAAGATATTATACGCACAGTACCTGACTATCCTATACCAGGAATACAGTTTAGAGATATTACAAGTATTACAGATAATGCCGACGCATTTAGTAGTACAATTATACAATTATCAGTTGCTACAGCAAAATTTAATGCTAACACTATAATTGGTATTGAAAGTAGAGGATTTGTTTTTGGAGCACCAGTTGCCGCAAAATTTCATTTACCGCATATACTTGCTAGAAAACCTAGCAAATTGCCTAACGAAACATTTAGTAAACCCTTTAAATTAGAATATGGAGAAACAGAAATACATATACAAAAAATTTCTCCTATAAAAGGTAATGTTGTAATTATAGATGACTTGATTGCAACAGGTGGTACTGCTATTGCAACAGCAGACTTAGTTCATGAAAATTGGGGTATACCAAAAGAACATATTCTAATACTTGCAGTAATAGATCTACCAGACCTTAAAGGAAGTACTATTATTAAAGATCAAGGATACAATGTCGAAACACTTATAGAATTTGATGGAGAATAAAATATTGCTAATAGGTTCTCCTAGAACGGGAGGACATAGTGTATTAGAAAACTTAACAAGCAATGAACATAGAAACTTTGGCGAAATTTTATTTTGTAAAGAACAAGAAGATTGTAAAAGTATTATCGAAAGTAGAATACAAGAATATAATTTAAGCAAAAAATGTATAGCAAAAGTTATACCCGGCCAAACACCATTTGATAGAAAATTTATTAAACGACAATGTTTTAAATTATGTGAAATGGCAGATACACTATATTATACTCAACGAGAGTCGATAACAGATCAAGTAATTAGTTATGCAGTAGCATGTAAACAATTTGATATCAATGATGTTAGTCCATGGAGATCTAATAGAAAGTTGTATAGCGAACAGTTATCGAATAATGATTTAGATAAAGCATTTGACAATTTAAGTTTTTATAGTAAACTAGTATTAGAGATATATAAAGAATATCCTGGTCAAGTTTTTACATTAGAAGATGATTTAGAATATAACCCGTACCCAAATAGGTACACATATAATGGAGACTGGCAACCTCCGTATAATTTTAGGATGTTAGATGGCTAAGAAACCACAACTACCGCTAAAAGATGTAATGGCGGCAATAGATAAAAAAAATAAAAGTTTTTACACAAATCTTAGTGATGAACAAAAGAAAGCCTTTAGTGCCTGGATGATGATGAGATACTGTAGTAGTGTACAAGGTAAACATGCGGCCAATTACATTTATATGACAAATGAATTAGTTAATTTACAATTTAGTGAAGTTAGCAAACATCCAGAATTGCAGTGGTTATTATTAAGTGCATGTGGTAGCGGAAAAGTTGAATTTCACCCTTATATAAAACCTCCACATTCAAAAAAGAAAAAGAACAAAGTATTTAATTTTATGAAAGAACTATTACCAGATGTAAAAGATGATGACTTAGAAGTTCTTATCAGTATCAATGTAAAAGATGATTTAAAAGAATTTGCTAAAAGAAATGGCTGTGATGATAAAACAATAAAAGATGTCTTTGGAAAGTAATAAATGTAAATGGTGCAGTAAGTCGTTTATGAACGAACGCACTCTATCGGCTCATATGTGCGTCAAAAAAAGACGTTGGGCAGATAAAGATCTTACACATACAAGATTAGCATTTAGGGTATTTCAAATGTTTTATGATTTAAATACATCAGCAACAAAAATAAAAACACAGGAAGAGTTCATACAGAGTCAGTACTATGAAGGTTTTGTAAAATTTGGTAGAAGTTGTGTTACAAATGAATATTTAAATCCAGAGCAGTTTGCAGAATGGTTAATAAAAAATGGTAAGAAATTAGCAGACTGGAGCAAAGACAAACTATATGATGAATATCTATTAGCATACATTAAAAAAGAGCCAGGCATGAAAGCATTAGAACGAACAATTATGTATTTGGCAAAATGGAGTGAAGAAAATAATTTAGATTGGACTGAATATTTTAAAGAAGTGTCTACACCTAGAGCAGTCTATGATATTAGAAGTGCAAAAGTATCTCCTTGGATGTTATACTTATGTGACACCGGTGATGAATTACTTACAAGATTTAGTGACGAGCAAGTAAAAATAATAGAGGATATAATTAGTGCGCCGTTTTGGATGAAACTCTTTACACAAAATAAAGAAGAAGTTTCAGAAGTAAAACAAGCATGTTCAATAGCAGGTATATAAATGAAAAAACGAGAAGAAATGTTAGTAATCACAATGGAAGAATGTGGAGAACTCATTCAAGCATGTAGCAAAATGATAAGATTTGACGAACCATGTGATTATAAACAATTACAAGATGAAATCGGTGATGTCATGTGTATGATAGATATACTTAAAAATGGCGGCCTTGTTACTGATGAGCAAATACAAAAACGTATGGCAGTTAAAAAAGAAAAACTAATGAAGTGGAGTTTATTGTTCAGTGAAGATTGATTTTGATGTAGATATCGATATGGCTAACAGAGATGACTTTCTCAAGTTAGTTAATGTCACACCTGCAAGTATTGAAAAGGATGGTAAGTTTACCAAGCACAATACTGGTGTCTACTTTCAAAATATTCCAAAGTTTCCACTAGAAGGCTATAGTACAATAGATCATAAACAAGCAGAACAAGACGGCTGGTTTAAATTAGATGTACTTAATAACCATGTTTATAAAGAAATAGAGAATGAGCAACACTTAGATAAACTGATAGAAACAGAACCTATGTGGGAATTATTCCAGCATAAGGAAATAGTTGACCAACTGTTCCATATAAACAAACATTTTGATATTATACAACAACATTTACCTAACAGCATAGAGCAACTAGCAATGATACTTGCTATGATAAGACCAGGTAAACGTCATTTGGTTGGAAAGGATTGGAAGGATATTGAAAAAGATGTTTGGGTCAAACCAGCAGATGATAGTTACTTTTTTAAGAAAAGTCATAGTTATGGATATGCTTTAGCAATAATAGTACAATTAAATTTGATTGTTGAGACTGCTAGTCAATCTTCCTAATTAGTTGAATACCTCTTCGCTTTATTCTTTTTCTAATTAAATTTTGTAGGCTTGTAGTTGGACCAAAGATAATTTCTATATCTTTCATTATAAATGTTCGCAAGTACTTTTTAAATGGTTGCATCTCATGATGTAAAAAAACATCAATAGGTAACTGTCTATTAGACTCCCACCACCATACTTCACCTAACTCTAAAAAAAGTTTTTTAATTTCTTTATCTTGTATTCGATCTAGATCATAAAATGTCATAATAGAATTATCATGATTAATTACTATGCCTATGAATTCTTGGTCACTATATGTAATACCGGTTAGGAAAGGATATCGTTCTTGCGTTTCTTTTATTAAAGTCTCTTTATCCACAAAAGTATTTATAATCTAGAATGATAAATACTGTAATATAAAGAGTTTAAATTTATGAGTTTTAGCGATAATAGATTATATCTTTACGAAGATTACATTGATTTGGTTATCGATACCAACGGATTATATGTGGATAATAGGCCTATGAACAATAGAAAATTAATTGCCCATAAGGGATTAAGCAACGAAATATTTTTTAATATTAGAAATAGAGATAGAAAGTTACAAAATGTGTTTAGCGACATATTAACTGCAACACTAATAAATCCTACAACTAAAAGAAGATTTTTTTATAAAACATTAGAACATACAAGTGATGTAGGTATATCAAAATTAGTTTTAGACGAAGGAGATCTCAGAGATATTGATGCAGGGTTATACACAATTTACATTGCTAGAAGGCAATCTGATAGTTCAGATTATCCTGTATACTCTGATCAAAACAGCAATTTAGTATTTAATATAGAAATATCAGAACAAATAGATCAAAGTCCAGTTGAAACACAAATAGGGAATACTTTTTTACAAACATCGAGTACATCGGCAGGCGACGCCGCTAATGTATTTGTGAGTTCTGCATTTAAAGGCAACCAAGATCGAAACTTTTCACATGCATTACATTCTATAGCAATATATCCAGATACTTATACTGGTAAATTTGACGTTCAGGCAAGTTGCATAGAAAATGCACCAAGTAGCGATGAAACAAGTAGTGATTGGTTTAATATAGAAAGTAATATAAGTATATCCGCTTCTAGTGATATCTACCATAAAACATTTACTATAAATGCAAATTGGATTAGAATTAAACATACACCAACCTCTGGTAATATCTCCCAAGTACAAGTTAGAAACTAGTTGACTTTTCTCTAATATTCCTGTATAATACACTTATGGATATAGACTTTCTCGTAGAACGAGTACATCGCCTTCTTTTAGATAACTTGCCTGTAAAAACAAGCAGAACGCCTAGTGGATGGATGACAATGAACTGTCCTATGTGTAATGATAAAAGAAAAAGAGGCGGCATAATTACTAGTGGTGCGAGAATAAGTTATAACTGTTTTAATTGTAATTTCTCTACTGGATGGGCACCTGGGCCAAGTTTAGGTAAAAAATATAAAGATCTTGCAGGACAATTAGGTGTAACAACAGATGAAATACATAAAGTTACAATTGAACTGCTTAAACACAGCGAACTTTTAGAAACAGAAGAAACCACAGATTATATCTACAATTTACAAAAGTTTAAAACAGAAGACTTACCAGCAAATGCTATGGCAGTTGATGATTTAGAAGACAATCATCCTGTTAAAATGTATGCGGTAAAAAGGGGACTACTAGGACTATATCCACTTTTATATTTTAATGAAAATTTATATAAAAAAAGACTAGTAGTGCCCTTTACTTATAATAACGAATTAGTAGGCTGGACTGCAAGGCATATAAGTCCGCCAGACAAAAGTACACCTAAATACTTACATAAAATACAGCCTGGATATGTTTTTAATATTGATAGATTTGCTGACAGCAAAAGAGAAATAGTTGTTGTAACAGAAGGTGTGTTTGATGCTATACAATTAGATGGTGTAAGTATACAAGGCAATAGTGTAACACCAGAACAAGCACACTTAATTGACAAACTAGGTAAACGTGTTATACTTTGTCCGGATAGAGATAATGCAGGTAAAGAATTAATTAATCAAGCATTAGAACTAGGTTGGGAAGTTAGTTTTCCGCCATGGCATGCCGATATAAAAGATGCCGATGAAGCAGTAACAATGTATGGTAGATTATTAACATTATCTAGTATTATAAAACATGCTACAGATAATAAATTAAAAGTTCAAGTAAAGGCAAAAATGTTATGAGAGAAAAAATTAAAAATTGGGCAAATGTTTGTAAATTACATTGGAAAGAAATAGTAACACTATCTATTGCATTACATTGGATAGTAGATCTATTAATTCTAGGTCCAATAGTTTTCTTTTTAGGATATATGTTTGGATTGTATACAGGACATTAATATGAAGTTATATGTAAACGGTTGTAGTTTTAGTTACGGTAATACTTTAGAAAACAAATCTGCTTGGCCAGATTTTATGGAAGGTTATGAAGTTATTAATGAAAGTTGGATAGGTAGCAGTAATAAAAGGATACTTAGACGAACAAAAGAATATATAAAAACTCATGCAGTAAATGATACTATGTTTGTAATACAATTATCAGATTGGTTTAGAGATGAATGGTATGATTCAGAATTTGATACTTGGATAGGTATGTGTAAAAATGATGTTGTATTAGATGATTTATCTTATAATAGAAGTGATATTGATATAGATGAACTTAATAAAAAAGTTACAAGTTTTGTACATCATTCTCTACTACATAGAAGTATTAAGACTGTAGAAGAAGAAACATATAACCTTATTAATTCAATGGTAGCATTCTTCAATCAACATGAGATACCTTACATGTTTACAGGAATGAGTTCACGTTGTATGCCTGCAGAAAATAATGTAGACATAATTGTACCTACGCATTTTGTAAAACCTATAAGTATAATAGCAGGTAATAATGTAATAAGCACCAGCGATAGCCATCCAGACGATGCAGGACATAAACTATTTGCTAGATATATAACTAATGAGATAAAGAATTATGAGCGATATTAAAGAGTACAACGAAGAAACACAGGAACTATTTTTAAGATTTTTACTTAGCGACAATGACTTGTTTGCTAGATGTCAAAACATAGTTAAGCCTGAGTTTTTTAATTTAAAATATAGAAAAGCAGTAGATCTTTTTATTAGCCATAGTGTAAGCCATAATGCTATCCCTACGCCTGAACAAGTTAGTGCAGTAGCAGGTATAAAACTAGAACCTATTCCAAATGTAACACCCGATCATCACAACTGGTTTATGAATGAGTTCGAGACATTCTGCAGACACAAAGCATTAGAAAAAGCAATTATTGAAAGCACAGACTTGTTAGAAAAACAAGACTATGGTACTGTGGAAAATAAAATTAAAGAAGCAAGCCAGGTAGGCTTAGTAAAAGATTTAGGTTTAGATTATTTTGAAAATCCGAAAGAAAGACTTGAATGGATCAAAGCACAGGCTGGTGCTATTAGCACAGGCTGGAAAGCAATAGATCAAAAACTATATGGTGGCGTTAATAGAGGAGAAATGTCAATATTTGCAGGAGGGTCAGGAGCGGGTAAAAGTTTATTCTTACAGAATTTTGCTGTTAATTGGGTACTTGCAGGATATAATGTAGTTTATATTAGTTTAGAACTTAGTGAGCAACTTATTAGTATGAGACTAGACAGTATGGTTTCCGGCTATGGCGTGAAAGAAGTTATGAAAAACATCAGTGATGTAGATCTAAAAGTTCGTATGAAAGCCAAAGGTGCAGGTAGACTTAGAGTAAAACAGATGCCTAATGGTGTTACATCAAATGATCTCAGAACATTTTTACGTGAATATGAAATATCCTGTGGTGAAAAAGTAGATTGTTTACTTGTAGATTATCTAGATTTGATGATGCCTATAAGTACAAAAGTAAGTGGCAGTGATTTGTTTATCAAAGACAAATATGTATCTGAAGAATTACGTAATTTAGCAGTAGAAAGAGACTTATTATTTGTTACAGCATCGCAGTTAAATAGAGGTGCAGTAGAAGAAATAGAATTTGATCATCACCACATAGCAGGTGGTATCAGTAAAGTACAAACAGCAGACAATGTTGTAGGTATATTTACTTCAAATGCTATGCGAGAAAAAGGCAGATATCAAATACAGTTTATGAAAACACGTTCTAGTAGTGGTGTTGGCACTAAAGTAGATTTAAGATTTGATCCTGACACACTAAGAATAGAAGACTTACAAGATGGTGACGAAGATGCAATGACTATTACTACAGGTTCACTAGTAGATCAACTTAAACGTAATAATAGTATCAAAGCAGACGAACCTGAAGCACAAGACACAGTTAGCCAAGCAATGAATATGCGTGAGTTCTTGAAAAAGAATGACTTATAATGATAAATAGCATTATACGTTTTTATTTGGAGAAGCGGTGAGAAGAAGTATATTAGAAGAACTTAATCAGATATCTGTAGATAGAGATAGAGATCATGTTGTTTCTAATAGAGGAGAGCATGTAATTAATAGTGCAATTAATCTTATCGAGCAAATAGAAGAATATTATGATGAATCAACTGCTAAAGATCTAACAAACAGAATTATCAATAGTATTAAAGGCCGAGACGGCAAAAAATTCTCCAGAGGTATTACAAAGATTATAAAAGAATCTCAACGAGAAAAAGAAAATGCTGATAAATGAAATTATTGAAGGTATTGTAGAAGCACCACAAGGAAATACTGCCTCCCCTTTGGATGCTAAAACACGTGACGACATTGCTGACAGAAAAACATACAGTATTAATGGTAGAAAATACATTTGGGTTAAAGAAGTTAGTGCCTGGTACAGTCAAAATGATAGAGCATACGTTAGACCCGGGTCAGAATCTGATTATGTTCTAACTACTTCAGTACTTAACATAATGAATCCAAGGAAAAAAATTACATTAAATCCTTTTAAATTAGCAAATGATTTAATAGCAAAACCAATTGCAAAAAGACTTGGATTAAGAGGTATAGGCAAAGCAACTAGAACTGATCCAAACGCAAGTATTATGAAAAAAACAGGCACAATGATAGGTGGAGCAATTGGAAGAGGTTTAGATAAAATGACAGGCGACGGTGGTTATAAATTTAATAGACGTGGAAAACTAGACGATCCAGAACTATCAAATACTCCTGATACTCCTAATACTTTCGACGAACCTAAGACTAAAAAACCGAATATTATAAATTTAGATAAAAAACGTAAAAAATCAAATAAAAAATCAAGTATCTTAATGCCAGGTGATCCTGACTTTAGAAAATAGTACAAATGAAATTCAACGAAATTTCACAAGGATATGTTACTGAACTTATACTTGAAGCAGTAGGCAAAAACACTCATCTCGAGCATCTCGAAGATCATATTTTTAATAAAGGCTTTGAAGGAGCCAAAGAAGCAATAAATTATCTATCTAGTCTACACGAAATGCTAGAAGGAAATTCTAAAACTCCTATCAGCATGACAACAAAATGGGATGGTGCTCCGGCAATCATTGCAGGCAGAGATCCAGAAACTGGTAAATTTTTTGTAGGCACCAAGGGAGTGTTTGCTACTAGAAAGCCTAAAATAAACTTTACAGAAAAAGACATAGATGAAAATCATCCTGCAGAAGGCTTACGAGACAAATTAAAACTTGCATTAAGGACTTTGAG